AAAAAAATTATTTATTGACAAACATTACAATATTTAGTATGTTATGACAATCAAACCACAAGATGTAGTGGTGTCGAAAAAGCGAAAATAAATAAAAACATCGAAAACCTTAAAATAAAAAGTTAAGGTACGGTAAATATTTTTTTACAGTGTTTGGCTTGTTCTCCAGGCCGGGCTAGCAACCATACTGACGTAGTTGCTAGCCCGGTAACAAGTCAATAACGAGGATAAATGCGACACATAAAAACACCCACCGAGCAAAAAATGGAAAACATCCGGCGAAAGCTCAAAAAAATGCATACCAAGACCAAGCCCACCAAAAGAACGTCCAATATACGGCATCTGAGCGAGTCAACACCTAAAACACTGAAATTATTACCAATACTGCTAATATTAGCCATAATAACGGCATCATGCGCCACAACACAGCAATTATGTCCGCCTACTGACATATATATAGGCGTTACAGTCGATGACGGCAGCCATATTGTTGTTCTGATTCCGGCTGGCTATCTTAACGACCCGGAAAACTATATTGAAGCAAACCAAAAAGGGGGATACCATGAGGATATTAATAGCGATATGTATAATATTAATAACAGCAACAGCCTGGACACAAGACAAATACATCGGCAACTACAATAACAACCAGTTTGACCAGAACAGCATATCAAACCCTTACGGTCAATACGGGTCCAAGTTCAGCCAGGACAGCGTCAACAACAAGTTCGGAAAGTACGGCTCACCGTTCAGCAACCAATCAGCTAACAACCCATTTGCAACCAAAGCACCCAAAGTATACGACAGCCAAGGCAACTACAAGGGCGTATTAACCACTAATCCCCTTAACCCGGACGCAATCAACCCATACCAACCAAAACCGAACACTTATAACACATATAAAATATACGGACAGTAACTATGGCAGGAGCACCTACAGCAAAACAACAAGGCGTGTCACCTCGTAGAGTAGACCCAAAAACCGGAAAACTAACAGGAAACGGCAAATATACATACCAAAAAACCACAGCATATGATAAGAACGCCTTAGCTCTATTTAAGGAAGATCCAACTCTAACACCTTATCAAATAGGTAAGAAGCTGAAAGCTTTAGGGAAAGCGAAATCAGACACCCATATCTACCGTAGATTGAAAAGAAGCGAATATTTAAGCGCAGAGTTCGCCAGAATCGAAAAATATCACATGGAACAGCTCCACCGTGACATCTACCCAATTGCGGCCAAGCGATGGAAAAAAGCCTTAAAAGACAAGAAGTTATCAGCGAAGGACGTAATGCCATACGTCAAGCTTGCGGCAGATAAAGTGTTCGGTGAGACCCATAAGCACGTAGGCCAGCGCACCATTAATATAGCGTCAGTGGAGCGCATGCAGGCTATTATTGGTAATGATCTGGAAGTTGCGCAAAAGGAAGCTAAATGATTTATTTCATTACACAACAAGACAAGTATGTTAAGATAGGATACACCAAGGCTAAGCCACTTAAGCGCCTTGTTTCATTACAGATAGGCAACCCGTTCAAGTTGACACTGTGGGGCTGCATCCCTGGCGAAAAGGACGCTGAAGCGAGACTGCACCAGGCGTTTGATATAAGCAGGGTAAGAGGTGAGTGGTATGCATTAACACCTGATATTGTTAAGTATATGCATGAGGTAGAGTCGCTGAGAGTATGCATCACAGACGCTGAGTATGAATACATAGCACAACAGCACGGCTTATTAGACAGGCTACGATTAACCAGTGGCTGTGTTGATAGCGAGACGCATAAATGGATAATATAATTAACATTTTAAAGCTTAACCACGCCACCAGGCAGCTCAGAAAAAAGAATGCTTTTATTCCAAGAGGGGGGGGGCTGGGAAGGCATGGGGTGCTTATATACATATATATACCCCCCCACATTTTTCCCCAAAATTCAAAAAAGCCCAAAAAGGCTCGAAACCGGGAGTTTCGTCAAAATGGCATGGAAACTGGGGTCATTTTTTAACATGTTGGAATTATGGGACATATTTCAAACAAAGTGCGATTGTCCCACTGACGGGAGACTTTTGGTTGGGGAATTAGAATTGGGCATAAACGGGTGTAGTTGTGTATAATCGGCAATAATCGAGGAAAGGGGTATAATATGGGTTATTTTGACATATTCAAGGATGATCCTAAGAAGCGAACGTACATAAAGAGCAAGGGAGTTGGTTCAAAGGCTGTAAAGACTCAGTCTGGCAAGCGCAGGCAGTTAAGGGATTCGTCTGGGAGCGGCAGTGTTGGCAAGTATCCCAAGCCTAAGCGTAAGAGCAGGGGTAAATTACGGAAGCGGAAGAAGGAGATTAAGAGCATATTTGACAGGTTGAAGCGCAGATGAGGTCATTGTCTTACATAGAGCGTCACAGGGCGAAGATGCGTTTAGTCAGGAAGCGTGAGTTGGATAAGATAGAGCGAAAGAAGATAATCAGACTTAAAGTGAGGGTGATGAAATGAACAGGCCAGTAACAGAGAGGGAGTTTAAGTTACTTGAGGTGCGTGTGAGCGTGCTTGAGGGTGAATTAAAGAAGTTATTATCTGCTGTAAAGCGTGCTAAGTCGAGGAGGAAGAAGAAGTGAGGATGTTCCGGGGCATCGTGTAACCTCCTTTGTCGTGGCCGGGTGACGGCTCGGCTACGGCATAAGGTTAGCGATGCTTCTAATAATAAAAGGGGGAGGTTACAATGAGACAGTTCTTTTTAATAGCCGTGTTATTTTTGGCAGGGTGTGTGACAGGTTATCATCCGGTTGCGTTTACGGGTGGTTTTACTGATTCACAGTTGGGCGAAAACGTATTCAGGGTTACTTTTAAGGGTAATGCTTATACAAGCCGGGATCGTGTGGCTGATTTGAATTTGTTACGTTGCGCCGAGGTTGCTCTTGAGCATGGGTTCAAGTATTTTGTTCTGGCTGATTCGCAGGGTTATTCTCAAGGGGGGTCAATAACCATGCCTGGTACTTCTTACAGTACGGGAAATGCGTATGTTTATGGTAATCAGATTTACGGTTCTGGCACAACAACTCATTATGGCGGATATACAGTCATGGTTAATAAGCCGGTTGTTGTCAGCATGATAGTTTGCACCAATGAAGAACCTGACACCATGTATTTTAATGCGGAATTTTTAGTAAAGAGTATAAAGAGTAAGTATCAACTAAAATAGTTAAAGCTCCCATCCGGCCAGATGGGACTACATAGTCATAACGAAGGGGCAAGGTAGTGCTACCTCACTATCTTTGTCCCTTTTTTATGGCGCATTATATTATGAGCGATACAATATCAAAAGACTTTCTGCCTTTAATAACATGGCCTAAGTTTTTTTACAGGCAGCAGGCGGAGTTTGCCACGTCAAAGGCATGGCAGACCTGGTTTGTTGCAGGTAACGGATGCGGGAAAACGCTATGTGTTTACTGGAACGCAGTGGCTTTAATGCTTGGACTGCACTCGAATCAGTTAGCTACTCCGCCAATTAAGATAAAATGTCTTGTACCGTCTTTTGATAATGTTGAGGATGTGGCTTTAGAGAAATTAAGTGAGAACCAGAAGATTATATTTCCTGCAAAGATGACAAAAGTGCAGAAAAAATGGGTTGAGTATCTTATTTCAGAGAAAGCCGTTATTGACCATGATGATGGTTGGGTTGAGATAGGGCCGCTTCTTCCAAAGAGCGAGATAGTTCCTAAAAAATATTATTCTAAGGAACACAGGGGTATAGAATTAAGGAACGGCAGTTCAATATGGTGGGCAACATCGGAGCAGGGCTGGCAGTTTATGCGTGGTGGCGAGCAGGATATACTGTTACTTGATGAAGAAGGTGACGAGAGGGTGTTTGATGAGTGCGTCAGGGGTCTTAGAAATGCAAAGAACGGCGGTAGGATAATTGCAGGGCTGACTCCACCTTATCAGTCAGGGCAGGGTCCAACATGGACAAAGGAGAAAGTTGTTGATGCTGCGCTTTATGACTCAGATATTCATGTAGTTTCAGCATGTATGGCTGATAACCCGGCCATTACAGATGTGTTTATTAAAAGATTTTCAAAAGGCAAGACTCAAAAACAGATAGACGTTCAGGTTTATGGTAAGTATCCCACCTGGGGCGACCTGGTTCATCCTGATTTTCAGGACAGAATGTGGGATGCTGAGAAACTTGACGGTCATTTATTACCGAATGATACTGAAATGCCTGACAACTTCGAGGTAAGTTGGGTAATGGCGTTTGACTGGCATGCGAGCAAGCCGTGCGCTGCTGTGTTCGGGTTTGTTGATGGTGATGGTAATATAACGATATTTGACGAGCTGGACAAAGAATGGGCGGAAGGTAAGGAGATACCAGAGCTTGCTACCGGGTTTATGAATATTGAGGGGTATCCTCATCACAAGCGCAGGTTTCAGAGGTGGCAAGACCCTTCTGCCAAGTCAAAATATAACGCAGTTCAACGTGGCTTTAACGCCTGGGATGCTTTCAGGAAAAACGGTATTACAACTTCTGCCGGTAAGAACAGAGACCCGCTTGTCGGTATAAGCATAATGAACGATTATTTTCGTGGGAACATGAAAGACCATCCACGAATATTCATATATGAGAGGTGTAAATATTTGAGGCGATACCTGAGTAACCATTATTGGAAACGTGGCGCTGATGGTAAAGGAAAGCCTGACCCTAAATGGTCTGACTATCCTATCTGTGTGAGATATATTTTACAGGAGTTGGGCTGGAAGGTGGCATCAGGGAGCGATAAGAAATGGCCTTTATATAGTTTCAGGAAAGAAAATAAACGCAACACATTTGATATAAGCAGGATGATGTGAACAAAATATTAAATAAAATCAAGGCTTTGAAAATATCCAAAGAACAAAAGGCACAGCTTGAACTTTTATTATTGTTAGTAAAATCTTTTAGGCGGGAAAACAAGTGAAGCGATACTATATTACAAGAGTGTTGGGAGAAGGGACAATAGCCAATCCTTACTATGCTGAATTGAGAAGGTATATTGAAACCCACTGGCCTGACGAACCGCATTTTCTCAAACAAGCCATACATCCTAACGTAATTATGTGGTCAGTATTAGCTTATGATTTGTCTGATGCTGCTCACACAGACGTAATGACCCTTACGGGGATATTTTCTTTTCCTTCCGGTTCTCTTGACACAACTGTTGGCAGTTTAACATTGGAAAGAAGACAGGCTATAAGAACAAAACTTGAAAATATAGGCTTTGAGTTTTCATGGGTAACTTCTGACACAACGATAAGAGAAGTCTTGAAGTATTTAATCAGGTCAATACAACTTGCATCGTGGGCAGAAGTACCTATAAGTGCTGCTAATTTTAATCTTAATACAACTGTGGCTGATATTCCGGCAGCAGCAAGGCAGAGAATTGCAGGGCATATGCAGGATTTAGGTATTGATACTTCATGGATAACCGGTTCTCATACAGTATCAGACGTTGTACATAAAATTCAAAGGCATTCAGATAATAGTATGCGATTGTTCGGGAATGCACAATGGCTTTTTCAGGACACTGACTAATGGCATCATATTCAGACGATTTTAACAGAGCTAACAACACTGATAATCTTGGTTCAGACTGGACGACCGATTTAGGCGAACTGAACATATTAAACAACCAGGCTGTCGGTGTCTCTGGTGCTAACGACAGTTGTATCGGCAGATATACAGTTTCGTCAATGGATAGTGCCAACTATTATTCACAGGTAACTGTTGATTATTCGAGTGAGGCTGGTGGAGCTACTGCAAGGGCTACGAGCAATCCTTATTATTATGCTCAACTGTGGGATAATGAATGGTCAACACACAAACTTATTAAACAGACAAGTGGTGGCTATACTGAGTTAGACTCATGGTCTGATGCCGGTGAATCAAACCCTGCCACAGTAAAGGTAGAATGTGATGGTTCGACTATTAATGGGTATATTGCGGGAACATTAAGAAACACAGCTACTGACACGGATTTAACTGCTGCTGGTGCGCCTGGGCTATATCTTGCGTGGGAAAACTGCGCTACTCTTGATAACTGGTCGGCGGCAGACCTTGCAGCAGGGTCTGCCTCAGCAAGTCCGAGTGCGTCACCATCAGCATCACCAAGTGCAAGTCCGAGTATCAGCCCGTCAGCAAGCCCATCGGCAAGCATTTCAGCTTCGCCAAGCGCAAGTCTTTCGGCAAGCCCAAGTTGTCCAGCAGGATGCGGCGGGTGTCCAGAATATATAGACGCTAATTTCTCAGGTTTATCAGGAACTTGTCAAGTTGATTGTGTCAGTTATAACACCACTTATCAACTTACAAGGCAGGGTTCAAACTGTGTGTGGCAATATGTAAACGGAAACTTAACAATAAGTATAACATGCGAGGAGCCTTATTGGGTTTTAGAAATCAATAATAATGGTTCTACTTGTGGCAAGTGGACAGCGCCAATGGCGAGCTTTCCTAACTGCCCACCGACTATATCAATATGAATAAATACGAAAAAAATCTATCTAAAAGAGCAAGGCCATTGGAAGTGAAAACGGTTCAAATACCCATTCATCATCCAAAGATGAAAACTTTTAAACCGAAAGTCTCTGCTGATCTGGCAGGAGATAAGCTGACTTTAACGGCGGGCCTTTGCCCTTGTGCCACCTGTGGTCACAAATATATGGAGGAGTGCGAAGAAGCAGACTGTCAATGCTGTTCTTGCACATGTACTTAAATGGCAACATTAGGACATTGGACAGGCGGGACAATTGGAAGCAACGTAATCCCTGAGTCATGGACTGCGGCGCCATCGCTGTTCCCTACTGAAGCCAGGAACGATAATTCCACCTATGGATGGAATTCATCCACATCTCTCTTGACTTTGCCTTCATCCGGTTTAGCAGATGGTTACTTATTTATCGGTGCCTTTGAATTTGAAGACTCAAGCAACGGCAGGTTTAATCCTCAAGGCAAGATTGTCCAGGCAAGCGGTACAGGCACTTTTGTGGGTGGTCCTACCGGCGGGTATAACAGGGATAATTCAGAAGACCGGTCTTATGTTCGATGCTGGGCATTTGTAGACAATCCTTCCGCAAGTGCAACGTTTCAATTCCAGTGGAAAGCAGATGTAGACGATGCCAATACAGCAGACGGCACAGTAAGAAGTTCTTTTCAGGTAATACCTTTTTATTACTCAGATATTGGTTTATATTCAAGTACCGACCATACCCTTATGGGCGGAACGACACCCAATGTAGTTCCGGGATGGTCAGGCACAAACGGAACAAACATAACCCTGTCAAGCAACGTTGTTACTGTAACCGGGGATAATAAGCGGTATCTTGTTTTAGGAAGCCAGTTTTTTGAAGGCCGTGGCGGCAGAACTCAAAGATGGCACGGCTTAGACATTGACGGCACGCAAGAAACTGCTGCAATGGCTTACAGTTATTATCGTAATAGCTCTAATGATGAAAATGGAGAGCTTTTCACCTGGCTGCTTGAAACCGCCACAGCCAATATTACAATCGAACAAACCTGTTACCGTGGCGATGGTGTAGCGGCTGGTGACGGGGGTGCAGACTCAGACGGATCTGATCCGGGGGTTGGCGATCATGCCTTAGTTGTTATTGAGCTTAATGACAGCGCAGAAGTTTTCCTGACTAAAGATGGTACAGGCAATCAGAACTACGCCACCACAGGCCCGATAGATATACCTGTTTCAAGAACCACTGATATTGAAATTAATGATTCGGCATCTTTTACCAGAGGTTCGGACAACGGCATGAACGCTGCTGTCGCAATGGATGCCTTGCTTGGTGCGAATGTTTCAGCAGCAAGCAACATTGTATCCAGTGGTTCCCGTTGGACAGCATATGCGCAGTTTACCATTGACGGAACAGAAGAATCATTATCTTTTGCCGGTGATTATTTAAGAGGTAATCAAAGCTCGATTGATACTTTTGGCTGGTCTGCTAATCTGCTGAGTTTTCATGCTCTTGCTCAGAACGAAGATGTTGGTGTGAGTGTTACTGAACTACCAGGTACAGAGGGTGGCGGTGGCAATATAAGAGCCAATGCGGATTGGGTCGGGTTCTGGGGGATTAATCTCGATACAATGGCCGGGGCTGGGTCATCAGCGTCAGCATCTCCCAGCGCATCAGTTTCAGCATCTCCCAGCGCATCACCATCTGTGAGTGTATCCAGTAGCCCATCGGTATCAATTTCGGCTTCTCCAAGCGCATCAATTTCGGCTTCTCCAAGCGCATCAATTTCGGCTTCTCCAAGCGCATCAATTTCGGCTTCTCCGAGCGCATCAGTTTCGGCATCACCAAGCGCTACACCGAGTGCATCAATTTCGGCAAGCCCATCGGCAAGCCCGAGCGCTTCTATATCTGCGTCACCATCATCTACACCGAGTGCAAGCGTTTCAGTTAGTCCGTCAGCTTCACCTTCGGCATATTCAGAGTGGTCATGGGACAGTGGCATTTGTGCGCAAGGTTCAGTTACAACTAATGTTTCAGATGTAGGGTCTTCACCTTCAGTTAGCCCATCTGTATCACCATCAGCAAGTATTTCGGCTTCTGCAAGCTCAAGTCCATCGTCAACGCCATCAGCAAGTATTTCAGCTTCACCGAGTTCGACTCCGAGTGTTTCTATAAGTGCTTCGCCTTCTGCGTCTCCGAGCGCAAGCATATCTGCGAGTCCGAGTTCGTCAATAAGTGCAAGCCTATCAGCGTCTCCGAGTTCAACACCATCAGCAAGCATTTCTGCATCAGTCTCGGCAAGTCCAAGCTCGACTCCTTCTGCTTCTATAAGCACATCACCGAGTTCATCGCCGAGCGCAAGTATATCTGCGTCAATTTCGGCTTCACCGAGTTCAACACCGTCAGCTTCACCGAGCGCAACTCCTTCGGCAAGTCCGAGCGCAACTCCTTCGGCTTCTCCGAGCGCAACACCAAGTGCGAGTATTTCTGCAAGCGCTTCGGCAAGTCCGAGTGCGTCACCATCGGTAAGCATTTCTGCAAGCCCATCGGCATCAGTTTCGGCTTCTCCAAGCGCAACCCCGAGCGCTTCTGTGAGTGCGAGTCCGAGTTCGACACCTTCTGTATCTGTGTCAGCAAGCCCATCGGCAAGCCCAAGCGCTTCTGTATCTGCTTCACCATCATCTACACCGAGTGCATCTATTTCGGCTTCACCGAGCGCTACGCCAAGTGTATCGCCAAGTGCAAGTCCTTCGGTTAGCCCTTCGGTTTCAATTAGTGCATCGCCGAGTGCAACACCGAGTGCAAGTATAAGCGCAAGTCCGAGTGCTTCAATATCCGCATCGCCAAGTGTATCTGAAAGTGCTTCACCATCGGCGAGTGTGAGCGCATCACCTTCATCGACAATAACAGGAAAATCATGGTTTAAAAGGTTTGCTTGGATGCTGGTAGATTATGAGGCTTTAGGTTATGTATGATTTAAGTGTGATCATAGCAGCAAGGAATGAGGAGTTCCTTCAAAATACAATAGACGATATTTTGTCTAATATTGAGGGGAATACCGAAATCATTGTTATTTTGGATGGTTACTGGCCTGTTCCTGGGGTAATAGATAACCCAAGGCTAACCATTATACATCATACAGAATCCATAGGCCAAAGAGCAGCTATAAATGAAGGCGTAAGATTAAGTAAAGCTCAATACATAATGAAATGTGACGCTCATTGTTCTTTTGACAAAGGCTTTGATGTAAAACTCATGGCTGATTGTAAGCCTGATTGGACTGTGATACCGAGAATGTACAACCTGCATGCCTTTGATTGGGTTTGTGAGTGTGGAAAAAGACAATATCAAGGTCCCAAGCCTACCTGTAAGTGTGGTAAGGAGATGAAAAAAGAGATTGTCTGGAAGCCGAGATTAAACAGAAGAACAGACTTCGCTATGTTCGATAATGAACTCAAATTTCAATACTGGCGTGGCTATGAAAGCAGAAAAGAAGCTAAGGGCGATATATCAGACGTAATGAGCTTTGTGGGCGCATGTTTCTTTATGGAACGAAAACGGTATTGGGAATTAGATGGGTTAGATGAAAAGCATGGTTCATGGGGTCAGATGGGTACAGAAATATCATGTAAGTCATGGCTGTCAGGTGGTAGGCAGGTGGTCAATAAAAAAACATGGTTTGCCCATATGTTCAGGACTCAGAAAGATTTTTCGTTTCCTTATCCTATTAAGTTTTCAGATCAGGAAGCTGCGAGAAAATACTCTAAGAATGTGTGGCTTAATGATAGGTGGCCAAAAGCTAAGTATCCTTTAAAATGGATGATTGACAAGTTCGCACCTGTTCCAACATGGGATGCTAAAACGCCAACATTATCCGTAATCATCCCGGCACGCAACGAAAAGTATCTTCAAAAAACCATTGATGATATTATGGAGAATTTTGAAACAGACTTTGAAATTATTATCGGGTTAGATGATTACGATGCTAAATTAAAAGAAAATCCAAGAGTAATTGTATATCGAAGTGATAAAAGAGTTGGCATGAGGCCGATGATTAATATTTTAGCAAAGAAAGCGAGAGGCAGATATTTATTAAAAACGGATGCTCATTGCAGGTTTGATAAAGGCTACGACAGAAAACTGATTGATATAACAAAGCAGGGATGTACAGTTTTGGGTATAAGGTATGAGCTTGATGTTAAAAAGTGGGAACGCAAAGAAAGAACCAACTGTGATTTCAGATATTTGTCTCATCCTGACGCAGACCCACTCGGCGGTTTAAGAGGACTTGCCTGGCATGAATGGAAAAAGAAGACAAAGGGAATGAAGATAGCTGAGTCTATGAGTCTTTCCGGTTCAGGCTGGCTTATGGAAAAGAAACAATTTGATGTGTGGGGCGGGCTTGACGAAAATCACGGGACGTTCGGTCAGGAGGGTGCTGAAATAGCGTGTAAAACGTGGCTACAAGGCGGCAGGCTGCTTATAAACAGGGAAACATGGTATGCCCACTGGAATAGAGGGAAAGCCCCATATGCGCTCTCTCGCAGGCAAAGAGATAAGTCTGTGGACTATTCCATAGATTTCTGGATGAACGACAGATGGCATTTTCAGAAATATTCTTTTAACTGGCTGATTGAACATTTCAAGCCTGTACCTGGTTGGCCGGAGCCATGCGGGAAAGGAATAAAAGCACCATCGCAAGGGACATTGTTCAAGGGTGCTGTGTTCAAGATGGACGATCTTTGGAATAAACGGATTGAAATATGCGAACATCTTAAAAGGTGGCGGTTAGCTATCTTTTATAAAGCCTTTGGTGAAGTAATAGATAATCTTATTAAGGGGAAGAAATATACCGATACAGAAATAAGAGAATCAAGATATTATCAATATCTGGTTACTCATCTTGCCAAGAAATGTTTACCTGTTAATCAGGATGAATACATAAAAAAGTGGAATAAACACTTAATGCGTAAGTTTAAAAGTGCCATAAAACTATTTGAATCTATTAAGAAAAATGGCGCATATAGCCCACTTGAGATGTATCAGAAAGATGGATATTTATTTTTGTGGCGGGGATATAGGCGTTTCGTAATAATGAAAAAGCTGGGGTTTAAAAATGCTCCTGTTTGTATACATAAATCCATAGCATGTAAAGAACTCCCTGAAATGTTTAAATACAAAGAGACCAAGGCGAAATCTATCAGAACTTTGGCTAAAGAACAGTTTGCCAAATATGGCAAGAGGGCAACGGATAAGCATTGGGTACACCAATACACTAAAGTTTATGACAACTTGTTTAAAGACCTGAGAAATAAACGTATTAAACTGTTAGAGCTTGGAGTATTAAGAGGAGCGTCTTTAAGACTATGGCACAAAGCTTTTCCCAAAGGTCAGATATATGGATTAGATAAGAATAAAACGATGTGGCAAGAAATGACCAAAGATTTAGACAGAGTCAAGGTCTTTGTTGGGATGCAGGAAGACAATGAATTTCTCAAAAAAGTAGCTAAGTATGGTCAATTTGACATCATTATAGATGATTGTGGACATAATCCTTCGCAACAACTTGATACTTTTTTTTGTTTATGGGGGACATTAAAACCACATGGATATTATATTATTGAAGATTGTTACAGAAGTTACCTAAAAAAGAATAAAGACGTTATTGTACCTGAACATCTCACGTCTTATGTTAAAACTATTTATAATGATAATGGAGTGTTATCAGTACAATTTTATTACAATCTATGTGTAATTCAAAAGGGAATATAACATGGCCTTAACAATAGATAATGATGGGAATCCTATTATAGTAACCGGAGACACTACTGTTGATGTAGAAATATACGACAGCTATCTTATGATTAAGTTTATTAAATGGCACAGACCAGTAACAGCCGGGCATGTATGCGTTCTTACAGACAGCAACGGGAGAGAAATTGTAAAGTTCGTATGCGAAACAGACCTTGAAAGTCAATGGGCGCCTATCTGGTCTTATTTCCAGGATTTGCATTGTAACGATATGGATTCAGGCACTTTGTATATTTACACTAAATAAGGAGGTAATATGGCTATACAAATTGTATGCAACAGATGCGGGAGGTTTATTAAGAATATAACTTTCAAACAAATGCAGAACCTTGACGAAAAGAAAGACGGAGTTTGTAAGATTTGCAGTTCAGTGGAAGAAAAAAACCGTTCTCAAATAGAGAGATTCTTTAACAGACTTCAAACAAAGTTGAATGATGACAAAAGAAACGCACATGAAAACTATGTTAAGTTGTTAGAGCAACAGGTGGCAGATAGATTAAAGGAGGAATAATGGAACGAACGTATAAAACATGGGGTGAGAAATGGAATCTCTTTCAAAATGATTTATGCGAAGTAAGCATTTTGCACCTTAAGTCTAACCAAAGATGTAGTTGGCATACGCACCAAGCCAAGTTTAACCAATTCTTTGTTATCGGCGGTAAGATACGCATAAAAACCGAATGGGGAATTTCAAATATTGCCAAAGGACAGATATTTACTACTAAGCCTGGTGAATGGCACGAGTTTCAAACAACAGACAGTCCGGCATTAATACAGGAAATTATGTATGTTCAATATTCAGCAGAAGACATCCAGCGCAAGAAATTAGGCGGGCCTTTAAATGAATAAAAAAGATGAAAAAATATTTAAGCACCTGATGCAGCAGTATAAGATTCAATATGACTTGAACGGATATAACAGGGATAATTACGATGAAAACCTTGAATATTATCTGAGTTATCGTAATTCGCAGGAATATCCGCTTGCGTTTAATGAATCCTTCAATAAGATATTGCCTATTATTTACACTATTCTTTCAAGGTTTATGGACCAGATGTATCAGACGTCAAACATTGTATCCGTAAAGCCGAGAAAAAACAAGGATATAAATAATGCGAAGTCTGTTGAAGCTGTATTGAACTATCAGCTTGAGTCTTTGAACAACATCGACAATCAGGGCGGGTCTTATTTAACCATGATGAAATGGTTTTTTAATGCCCTTACGTTTGGGAAGGGTATTGTTAAGTGCTATTGGAAAAAAGAGGAACGCATAAGCCCTAAAAGGCTCGTATTACCAATACCTGAATTTGACGGCAGAGGCAACCTTGTTGGCATGAGGCCGTATGATCATCTTACTCAGGAAATGCAAATAGCATATGATGGGCCATATGTAGAAGTTCTACACAACAAGCTGTTTGTACCTCATCCTAATTACAGAAGCATAGCCAAAATGCCGGCAGTGTTTCTGGTTTATTCAAGGTCTATTGATTACATAAAGAAGATGGCGAACAAGGGTGTTTATAAAAACATTAAGGAACTTGGGTTTGAGTCAACCGGTGGTGCAGGACACCATCCGACAGATTCAACCGAAGCGTGGATAAAAAGTATCGGTATAGAAGGTGGTATTCAGATAGACGATATAAATAGCGAACAGACTACTCCCGAAGTTGATGTTATTGAGGCTTACACAAAATTAATCCTTAAAGACAATCCTTATGAGGTGGGTTCAGGGATAAAAATAAAAGGGCTTGAGGAAGAAGCGATTATACATATTGGTAATTATAAAACAATTTTATCAATACAACGTAATACTTATGGCGTAAGACCCCTGTTTGATATTGGCTGCTACATGCACCCTGAAATGTATTGGGATGTTGGGCTTGTGAGGCTGACTAAAGGGATACAAAAACAAATAGACAATATGGCGAATCTCAGGATGCAGAACGCATTTATGCAGATAAACCAGATGATAAGGGTAGACCCAAATTCTGATGTTGACCCGGAATCATTAGTTTGGAGACCGTTCGGTATCGTTCCTGCAATGGAGGGGGAAGTTGAAGCGCTGACCGTACCTGATTACAACTCTAATATATTCGCAGAGCAAATGTCATTTTTTGACAGTACTATTCAGGACCTGACCGGCATGTACGATTACAATATGGGACAGACTCCGAAGCGTCAGGAACGGGTCGGAGTTGTATATTCCCTCCAGGCGATGGGCGAAGCGAGAGCTAAACTTATGCTAATGTCAATGGATTACTTAGGTATACGACCATTATTGAAACACATGATGCTTTTAAATACATTCCATTTGCCGAGCGGTTTTGAGTTTAGAGTATCTGATGGTCCAGGCCAACAGTTTAATCAGATATTCGGGCAGGATATTCATTCAGACTTTGATTATGCAGCAAGATATACGGCAATGGAACCGGCTTTGGGAAAACAGGCAAGAGGACAGCAATTAGTACAGATGGCTCCGTTAATGCAACAGAACCCCTGGATAAACCAATATCAATGGACTAAAACATTGCTTGAGCTTGCAGACGTAAGAGAATCTGAACAACTATTGAAACAGCCACAACAGTTTGCACAGGAAATGCAACAGCAACAGCAGGCCGCAATGATGGCAGAGCAACTTAAAGAGAAGTTGGAAGGGGATAAGAAAATAAGAGTAAGCGATAAGGATTTTCAGGAGCAATTAGTCTTGAACGAACAGGAACATGGACACAATTTAGCACTTGCAGCTTTGGAGGGAGAACTTGCTAATGAAAAGTCTGCTGAATAATTTCGTAATATATTACGATACTTATGAAGAATTTCAACACAGAGTTGACCAATATCAAAGAGCAATTAAAACAAAAGAATGGGAGTTTTTACGAGACACTATACTTGTTATCAAGTCTCAAATGGCACAGGATTTATTATCAAAAAAGTTTACAGATATGAACGCTGAAGACAAGGATGTTCTTCAGAAAACATATTATAACATAAACCAAATCTTAGACTATTTAAGTAGTCCGGTGAGATGGTTTAAACGTAGAAATCGGTTCAAACAAGTCTTAAAGCCTAACTTTAAGAGCAAGGTGAAACCGAGCTAAAGAGAAAGGAGAAAGACAATGGAAGAAAAACCAACCATTGAGGAACCCACTGTGGAACCTAAAGATGATGGTACAGCGGCAGAGGCAATAGAGCCTTCAGAAATGGATGCTTTATTAAAAAAGTTGGAAACGGCAGGGATTACAAATACGCAAGAGCTTGAAAAAAAACTGGTAGCCAGCCGAGAGGCGGGACAATTGGCCAATATGGTTGGTGAATATCGGCGTGAACAAGCAGAAAAAGATAAGCGTATTGCAGACCTTGAACAGGCGATGAAAATGTCGACAGTAGAACCAACCTATGATTATGACGAAGGACAACATGTGGATATAGTTTCTGAAGTAAGGAAAGCTATAAAAGCTGAACGAGAAGAAGAACGTAAAGCAGCCTTCCAAGCTCAACAGAAAGCCACAGAAATCTGGAAGGGTATCCAAAATCATAAAAAATATAATCTTGTGAAAGATAAATGGGAAAAAAAAGTTAAAGACCCAAGTTTTATGATGGAGGTCCAAGCCGGACAAAAAGATGTTGTTGTTGAGTTTAATAATATGGTTCAAGCTGAACAAGAAGATATGTTGAGGCAGCTCGCTAATACTGTCAAAATTTTAAAACAAGGGTCTGTACCAGCAGCGCCCCATGTTGAGGGCGAAGCTCAACTGCCTGGTGTTCCGGAAGTTCCAAACGAAGAAAACGAAACAATAAATAAAGCCAAGGAAAAGGTTGCCAAGGGCGGCCTTCTCTCAGAAGATGAGGAAATGGCTGCTTTAGAAGCAATCCTATCCGGCTGATAGGAGATAAATCATGGCTGTTGATTATCATGCCATAGCGGCAGCGACCAATAGGGGTAGCGCACAGGCTACTACTGATATTGTATCGCTTACAGACAAACGGGATGTATCGGATATGCTTGACCTTTTAGCACTTGACGATACTCCTTTTATTAACAGAGTAGGGTGGGGGCCGGAATCCGGTGGAACTTCCATTGAATGGATTTCAGAAGATTTAGGCCCTGGTTATGTTAAAGTTGCATCAGCAGCAGCTTCGGCAGGAACTGCTTTCAGCATTTCAACCGTTGAAGGCTTAACCACAGCACAAGCAGCAAGACAGTTGCAGACAGGAACCATACTTTACCATTATAGTTCAACTGATGGTGAGCATAATATTATGGCTCTTGTAAGTGTTGGGTCTGATGGCGAACTGGAATTTGAGGTTCTTTCAACCGCTACGAGTTTCAGTGGTAATACCTCAATGGTTGCCGGGGATAGTCTTTTTATTCTTGGTGCAGTTGCCAATGAAGGTTCTTTACCGAGAACAGGTAACTGGCGTTCAAGGGTTGTAAATTCCAATGGTTTTACAATTCTGCGTCAGGACGTGCAGATTACAGGTAGCCAGAAAGCTACCGATATGTACGCAATCGGCAGGGAAGACACTCACCAGATTCGTATGAGATTGAAAGAGCTTACCAGAGAACGTGAAAAACAGGCTCTTTACAGTGTCCATGTTACGCCAAGGTCAGCAACCGAAGCGTCTCTTATGAACGGTGCTTTGGGCTTCCTTGTCGGGCAGGGTGGCGACAATATCAGTACTGCCACTTCACTGACTAAAGCAGAAGCTGATAAGGTTATTGGTGCTGTTTGGGAGTCAGGCGGAAGCAATCTGACTTTCTTTGGTCATAAAGACCAGTGCGCCAAGTTCACTCAGTGGGATATAAACCGCATCAGAACCGGAGTAAGAGAGGGCTTGGGCGGTGGCAGGACTACCCACTATCTGTCTGAGGTTGGTCTGGAAGTTGAAATAGTACCAATGAGAAAAGTCCCGAAGAATATTGCTTTCCTTATCGATACTTCAAAGGTGCGTTTACGGGCTAAGAGAGGCCGTAAGGGTATCATGGAGAAACTCGGTAAGGCGGGTGATTTCGAGGATTGGCAAATTATATCTGAGTTCTCGCTTGAAATGCAGGGGTATAATTTACACCAGCATGGGCTTTTTACGAGATTATCGTAACTATTAAGCTGTAATGGCTTAATTTAACCCTATAACGGAAGCGGGGAAACTCGCTTCCGTAACAAAAAATGGCAGAGAAACCAAAAGAATTAAACAGAAAAGATTACGAGCTTATGCTCAAGGAGCATCCTGAGTTCAAGCATGTAATTTCTAAAAAGAACTGGGAATTTATTGCTCATTCAGACAAGGGCACTGTGAATTATCTGTGGGATTTATGGGCTGATAACATACGTAAAAACGTAGGCCGGAAGTTATGGAGAAAACACGGCGGATTGGCCTCAGATTGCACAGGATTGGGTTTTAACAAGGCACTTATAGGTATAGGTGCAGGACAATGTTTTAACAAGAATAAAGACGTTTTATGGCGTCTGGCTCAGTGGGACGGTATTAAGTCATGGCAGGACAGAAACTTTATATTTATATCAGCCAACCATCAATTCAAACCGTTGTTAAGCATGGGTATTATACCTGATTTTGTGGTTGTGGCTGATGCAAGCGATGTTGTTTTAGACCAGCTTATAAAAGACATTCCTGATACAGCCAGAAATGTTACTCTTATTGCGGGACTGCATTGCAGCCCGAAGGTTTTAAAAAAGTGGGACAAACAAGGCAGGGATATAAGGTTTTATCTTACACACACAAAAGGGCTTGATGACGTATTCAGGGAAGAAACAGGACTTGACCCTGAACCGCATATATTATTGCAGGGTGGAAACGTGCTTAATACAGCTTGGTCTATCGGTCTCAAATATTTTAAATCGTCAGTTTTTATGGCTGTCGGCAACGACCTTTCTTTTCCTCTTAAAAACACGATGGAAGAACGCAGGAAAGGTTATTATGCTGATGGCGATTATTCTTCTAATGCTCCCGGGACAGGCACAGGCAGGGATGAAGCAAGGTCTGAAAAAATGTGGATGGGATTTGACCTTGAAAAGAGGCTCATATACACAACCGGCTTGCAGAACAGATATGATGTTACGATTAAACCTGTCGGTACAACTCAAACATTATGGGTGTATAAAACATGGCTTGAAGCTAACGTAATTGGTATGGAGAGGAAATCAAAGGCTGCTTATCATTATTACAACTGTACAGAGGGCGGCATTGCAGGTGTAATGTGTAAAGACGATTCTGACAAAGGACTGGCAAAAGAAGACAACTGGTTTTTAATGGACGAAGTATGTAAACGCTGGAAAACCAGAACGCTTGAAGATGCTGCTGATGAATTTTTAAAAGCAAAGGATGGTATGCGATGGGGAACACTCCAATCAGATGCCCGGTCTGTAACGGATTCGGTTCAACTAAATTAGGGGGTTATTGTAAAAATCATTTCCCAAAGGGAATTGATGAACACTTAAACAGGTCTGAATATAGACCAAACTATGGGACACACCAGGGAGATTTTTTCAAAGACTCTTACGGTCTTGATAACGATACATATCCCATAGACAGGAGGTAGTATGGACAGATTAGACAGTGGGTTTTGTGTAAGATGTGGCAGCACGCTTTTAGATCTTCAAGCGCCATTACAGATGTGTAGTGAGTGCCAAAAGTGGGCTGAACAGAAAGCACAGGCTGCCATTAAGAATCGTAAGAATATTGTCCCTAAAAAAAGGATTAAAATCAAAAGCGCATTATTTGCAAAAGCACAGAACGCATAACGAGGGGTTTGGCCTTGAAATGTATTATATGTGATAATACAAAGTTCGAGCAGATACATATTTATACAATACCGGATGAGTATGAAAAATTTATGGGTATTAAAGATGTTGACCGTGACTGGATAAGGTGTATGCAATGCGGGCATTATCAACAAGACAGGAATTATCCATTGGCGAAACTGGAAAAGATATATGAAGATGGTTACAGAAGTTTCGAGTTCAGGCATGAAACCATACAACAGGCTTATAATAAGGTTGTTGAAATACCGGACAACGAGAATAGCCAGAGATGTGAATGGTTCATTGACAATATCGGCAAAGTTAAAACGATTCTGGACTTTGGGTCAGGTCTGGGTTTATTTCCTGAGTTTCTTGCTAATCGCAGGTATGATATTACTTGTGTCGAGATTAATAAACACAGTAAAGAGTTTATTGAATATTCCTTAAAGATACCTTGTTATAAGTCTATGCCTGCCAGCAGGTTTGATGTAATAACTTTAGTGCATGTTCTGGAACATATTGAAAATCCTGTTGAGTTTTTAACGTTACTTAACACAGATAAAATTTTTGTAGAAGTGCCTGACGCAGTTGAGTTTGAACTTTTAGACAAGAACCATGATGATTTCAACAGTTGTCATTGTCACTTCTTTACAAGAAACAGCCTTGAAGCATTATTGAAAATGAGCGGCTATGAAGTTACAGCCGAACACGATATACATTATAAACAGCGTAACCTATCAAGGATATTGATGATTGCAGTTAAACAACAATGAAATAAGAATTGAGACGACCAATTTTTGTAACGGGAATTGTATATTCTGCCCCAGGGATGAAATGACAAGACCTAAAGTTACAATGAAATATCCTCATTTCAGGCAACTTGTGGAACAAGCATATGCGCTTGGAGTGGATACGGTTTCCCCTTTTGGCTTTGGTGAACCGTTAATGGACTCGAAGATTGCAGACAAAATAGAACTGTGTAATATCATGGGATTTAATACATTTCTGACAACCAATGCAACCCGGCTTACAGTTGAAAAATCCTTTGATTTACTCAAGGCTGGATTATCACATATCAGGTTTTCAGTTCATGGCGTAGGTTTTAATTATGAAAGAGTGCAAAAGGGTTTCACGTGGAACGAAACAATAACCAATATAAATAACTTCTTAAAAGTCAACCATGTGAAATATGAACATAAGTGCAAAGTAAGCGTGTCTATAATACCGATGCACAATGAAGATATAAAAGACTTAAAAATGTTCTGGGAACGACCGGAAATAGATTATCTTGAAATATGGAAACCTCATAACTGGTCAACGGTTAAAAATTATCGGAAACCAACCAGAAAGAAATTGAAAACATGCGGCAGGTCTACACATGGCCCCATACAGATTCAGTCAGACGGTAAGGTTATTCCATGTTGTTTTATGACAAACGCTGAGGTTGTTTTAGGCGACACTTATACAGACGCACTTGAGAACATTATCAAAGGCAAGAAATACAATGCTTTTCGTGAAGCTCACAGAACGGGTAATTTAAAAGGCTTGCCCTGTGAAACATGCGATCAGCTTTATATAGGCGAAAACCCCTTGCTTTATTCCAGCAGGGATAAAGACAGGAACATTCATGTAACAAGTTCAACCAAATTTAAACTAAAGGAGAATTGACATGGCACTAACATTTACAAAAAGAATATCAATGCCGATGGGAAGCAAAGCATTCAGGTTGTATGAGGTAACTCATGACGGGTCTGAAACAAGTATGGATGCAAGCGATTTTGAATTAAACTACATAGAAGGTGCGGCAGCTATGCCTGGGACACAGGTATTAAGTGCAGGCTCAACGGTTTACTGCGACCTTACGACAACTTATGGTAGTTCAATCGCTTTTTCTGCTCTCAGTTCAGGAGCAACTACTGTGATTATGGCGATTGGTTATTAAGGAGGAATCATGGCAAACCAAACATCAGGGAACTTAATGGTTCTTGATACGGTAGGGACTATCTGGTCAGACGGAACTAAAAGTATTCGTTTGATACAATGGATAAACGATGCCGGGGATGTGAATAATACCAATGCAGACTGTGTGTTTTCTATTGACCAAACAACTGTAACCTTAAAAATAGATAAGCATGATACAGACGCAAGCGTAGACGAGAATGATGTTGTAGAGTATCAGGCTGGGCCATTTAACCCTGGTATTCCTGTACATAGTTTTGTACTTACAACACTTGATGCAGGTGTTGTTCATATCTGGATTAGTTAGGGGGGCATTATGTCGATTATAAACAGCACGACAAGTCATGATACTGCATGGTTGGAAAGTTCTGTGGAGGGCGCATCGGCTGGCGATATAGCTACATTTATAGATGAGAACTGCAATGAAGTTCTCCGGTTATCTCCAGCAAGACCGTTTTTATTCAACGGCCTGACGTTCGATGACAGCGCAAGCGACCTTGCAGCAGGTGATTTTATTATGTATTCTTAGAGTAAGGGGGCATTATGTCGATTACAGACAGCACGACAACTCTTGATACTGCATGGTCAGAAAGTTCTATTGTGAGCTTTGCGTCAGGTGTATTGTCAACTATGTCCGATTGTGTGTCAGAAGTCGAGGCTAAAATCAAGCGTGGCACATTAAGCTCAGGCACAGACCCAACATTATCACAGGTTCAAAACTGGCTTAAACGTGCCAAAATGGAGCTTGCAGAGGCTAAAGGTTTCACCTTTAACCGTAAGTATGCAACTGTTTCATTAACTGCCGATACTTACAGGTATTCTATGCCGCCTGACTATAACGGTGGTGCGATAGCCCTGAAAGACCTTACCAACGACAGGTATATAACCATATGGTCGGAGAACTGGTTTAATAAGAAGTTCCCGGACCCGTCAGAAGAAACATCTGACGAGGTTATTGTGGCTTGTGTAAAAAACATGGAGTTATGGTTAGCACCGCCACCGTCCGGCGCTGATTCTTTTGAACTTGAATATGACAGAAGCGGGGCTGAAACTACATCTGACGATTTTTCATGGCTGCCTGAAATAGAGCGGTTCAGGTGTTGTGATTATGCCATAGGCGAGTCTTTTCTTGCATTACATATGTGGGAACAGGCAATGTTATATACTCAAAGGTGGTCAGCAGCTTTAGGAAAGGCCATAAGAGCAGATGGTAAGCGAAAATGGAAGGGAAAGCGATACCAGGCAATTAACGTATTTCAAGAGTTCGATGCGGTAAATTATCAGCCATGAAAACATTTAAACTGATACCAGCGCTTGGTTTAAAAACCAACGTACCTGAAAACGATCCGACCCTGTTTAAATTTATAACAGAAGGGGCGGCTTTGACACACTGTGTTGACGGAATGAATGTTGACTTCGCTACTGTCAGGAACGCATGTTCCAAATCAAAAGGTAAGACAATATGGTCTAATAGTGCCAATTCGTCAGCCACTAAATGTTTAGGGCTTTTTGAGTTTTATGACGGTACGAACAGGGATAAGTGGTTTGCAGATAATGGACAGTTGTTTAGATATGACTCGTCAAGAGACCCTATAAGGATATGCGACACTTCCGCATGTTCTGGTCCTATCACTTTTGCAAACAGCGATAACGACCTTTACACTTTCATTCAGTATGGGGATTATACAATCTTCACTGACAAAGGTGAGCATACACCCTATAAGGCCGCTCATGGCGATACTGAAATAACTAAGCTGATTCAATCAGGCACAGAATATAAGTTCAGATATTTAGAGCAGTTTCAGCGCAGAATTATCGGAGCATATTCTGACCAGACAAATGGCGACATTGAGATACGATGGACTGACGCTTTACCTGTTTGGGCATCGCTTGATTTTGCAGCAGCTAATCAGCTATACAAGCCTAATGACGATAAAATAGTCGGCATTAAACGGTTTGGAAACAATGCCTGTTTTCTTTACGGTGAAAATTCCGTAGACAGGATTGATTATTATCCGAACTTTACAGCGCCATTTGGGATTGTTAATATGGTAGCATATGAGGGGGCTGTTAATCACCATAGTATTGTCGATTTCGGAGACAGGCATTATTTTTTCAATAGGAATTATGGGTTTTGCGAATACAGGGGCGGCAGTCAATTTCCCTATGGCGGCACGCCTATATCCGAAGATATTGAAGAAGATATTGCAGGTATCGACAGCAGCTATCATGATTTAATTGTCGGCACGAAAGCACCTAATACGAATGAAGTAGTGTGGGCTGTACCCTTAAACGGCGCAGGATACCCGACACATCTTGTTTATTATAATTACATTACAAACAGTTGGAGGTTTGAAGATAAAGAATCAAGGTTTATTAATTCATGGGTTGTTGCAACAGACTTAACGTGGAACGACCTTATCGCTTTGGGTTATACTACGTGGAACGACCTCGGAAATAGCCGATGGGTGGATTTTATAAGCAGCCGTCAAGAGGTTGTTTTGGCCGGAACTGATGGACACTCCTATTATGTGGCAACAGAAGCGGACGCAGGAAGTGCTTTAGACGGGTACAGGGTTGAACCTATGCTTGACTTCGGCAGACCAAACGATAAAGACCTTCTGCTTGAAATATGGTTTGATATTGTTAATACAGGTTCTTATTCAATGTATGTATCATATCGTGGAGGGGACACTCTTGCAGAAGTTAAAAACGCTACATGGACAACTTTAGATGAGGTTTCTTTTGATTCGCCTTCTAATGCGGTCATAAGGCTGGCTGAAACAAACAGGTTGCATCAAATTAAATACGGTACAGACGCAGCAAATGAACCTTTTGTAATTAACGGTATTGAATTTAAGTATTCAGAACAGGGAAGATACTAAATGCTTATTCAAAGCGCACCGAGGACTGGTAACATAGAGTTTGACTCTTGGATTGAACTCTTTGTTGAATATGTGAGGATTCTTTTTAAGGGTAAAATGTCAGAAGTGATTACATTCACTGACGGCGATGCAACACCCGATGTTGGAAATGGGAACATATTTAAAACAGCCAATACCGGAGCAACTACAATCACAATGTTTGATGGTGGTTCTAACGGTCAGGTAATACACGTCATAATAGCTGACGCCAACACAACGATTGATTTTACAGGAACTAATTTGAAAGGTAACGCGGGCGTAAACTGGTCACCTACAACTAATGACCATATGACCTGCATTTATGATGGTACGAATTGGTTTTGTACCATAAGCGATAATACAGCATAGGAGTTTATTATGCCACACAATCCGAACATACCCGCACTTGGAAATCAGATAAACGCTGACATTCCAGACATTAAAGAAAATTTTGAGTTTCACAAAGACGTATTTGAGAACTTTGTAAACGAATGGTCTGATACTGACGCAACAGACCAATACCCTGCATATTGGGAAAGAACAGCCTTAACCAGCGCAGACACGCCATATACCATGCTTGCAGCAGATATTATCATGGAGGTTGATACGTCCGGCGGAGCAGTGGAAATAGATCTGCTTGATGCTGCAAGTTATGCAAAGCGATATTTTATGGTTAAGCTGACAGACGCTACAAATGCGCTTACACTTGACCCAAGCGGTGCTCAAACCATTGATGGAGAATCAACCCTTGTACTATCCACAGTAGATCAATGCGCAATGTTTTACTCAGATGGTTCAAACTGGCAAAGGGTTTTTAACAATGTTCTTAAAAATGATGAATACCTGAAAGCAACAAATAATGCTGGTGACGGTTCGGTTAATCTTATAAAAGCAACACCTGCTGATCAGATACAGTTTGGTGAGCAGTCTTCCACACTTCTTGCAGAGCAAATATCAACCATTACCGGCGATACCCATTCAAACACAACCATTGACAACATAACATCCACGGCAAAGGTTAATGTTGGCATGTCCATAACTGGTTCAGGAATACCGGCAGGGACTACCGTTGCAACTATTGCAAGCTCAACATCCATCACTATAAGCCAGGCAGCAACAGGTACAACGGCAGGTGTAACCCTGACGCTGAAAACTTCCACGGCTGCAAACCAGATGGCTATTTATTCAAGAGAACATCAGGGGCACAGTGAGCTGTTCGTCAGAGAGGAATCAAGCGGAGACGAAATCACAATGACAAAACAGGGCGTACCGTGGCTTCCTTCGGGCATAATTTTGCCTTACGCAGCAGCCACAGCGCCTACCGGATGGCTTGAGTGTAACGGCGCTGACGTTTCCATGACAGACTATGAAGAACTGTATGATATTATTGGTAATACATACGGTTTAAATACAGGTGAAAACGCAACATTCGACAACACTACGGATACGGTAGAAGACGTTGCTCACGGCCTGTCTGAAAACGATATTGTTGAGCTTTCAAATTCAGGTGGTGCATTACCGACAGGACTTGCAGCAGATACAAAATATTTTGCCGTTTCGGTAGCATCGGACACCTTCCAGTTGTCAACAACTTCCGGTGGCAGTGCAATTAACTTTACAGATGACGGCACGGGGACTCACTCATATCATAACGAAATGAAACTGCCTGATTTGAGAGGACAATTCATAAGAGGCTGGGATCACGGAGCAGGAACAGACCCGGATGCAGCTTCCAGAACAGATAGAGGCGATGGTACAACAGGGGATAATGTTGGAACGAAACAAGCAGATGAAGTTGAAGCTCATACACATGGCAATTCTGGCTCTCACGATCACGATATAAGAGTTTCAGGTGGAAGCACGTCATATAATATTATTGATGCTGTGATTGCGAATGCTTCAAGCGCAACAGACTCCGAGGTGGTTAGGGCAAGTACCCACGAGCATACAAGTGTTGGAGGTAACGAAAACAGACCGATTAATATCAACATGATGTATATCATTAAAACTTAGGAGGTTTAATGTTTAAAGCACAGAAAATTACAAATCCGTTGTATTTAGGCCATATAGGGCCAACGATAGACAAGTTCAACAAAAAGATAAGTCTGCCAGGGGTTACATATGAAAGTCTTTATTCATACTTTGCACAAAATATTCAGTTCGGAGGTGAAAGAGCTGAGTTCTGGATTGTCTATGAAGATGATAAACCTGTTGGCTTTGCAGACTGGTTCGTTAGGGGATTGCCGCATATAGGTAAAGTATGCTGTGATTTTTTATATTCATCAAACAGAATGAGAGAACCTGTTGAGCTTCTTGTAGACGAGTTTGAAAAATTCGGGCTGAAATTCAAAGCTCCGCTATATGAGGCATATGCCATTAACGAAGAATTATTTAGGGTTCACAGGCTGGCTGCGACCCGTAAAGGATACAACGTAACAAGATTAAAAACAGTTAATTTTGTTGGGAGAAAGCAATGAAGATTTATACAAAAGTCGTTATAGACATGGAAAGTCTGAAAACCGTGCATGAAGAAAGCTATGAATATGAAGGCGAATTAGCTTTATGCGGTGGCAGTAGCGGTGGTACAGACTATGTTCAAAGTCCTGAACAAAGACAAATATATGGGTATCTTGCTCCGCTTGCTAAAATTATGTCACAACGTGGACAGGCAGGTCAGCCACTATGGGAAGGCACTCCTGCGCCTGACGTGTTTAATGTTCGAGAAGGAGGCATACCGTCTATGCGTGGCGCTTTGTCCGGTGTTGATATGTATCAGCTTCCTTCTCAAGACCTTGTACAGCCCACTTCGCAATGGTGGGGGGATGTGTCTCCTGATGTAAAAGCAGGTTTATGGGCACCATACAAGGAGGCAGGCGCTCAACTTGCAGAACAGTTAGGCGGCAGAGGACAATGGGGTTCTGCGAGAGGGGGACCGTCCGGTGCAGCAGGTGCAGCTTTGGGTGAAATAGCAGCAAGGGGAGCGCAGCAAGTACCATTACAGGCGTGGCAGATGGGCGAGGCTGGCAGGATGGCAGGATGGCAGGCGGAACTTGGCAGGAATCAGAGGGATTATGGAAACAGGCTGCAAGAAGCACTCGCTGACTTTAACAGGTATGGTACGAGATACCAGAATAAAATGGCGGAATGGGGTGGCGAACAACAGGCAATAGCTGCACCCTGGGGACAGTTCATGCAGGGTTTAGGCGCAACTTACCCGACACCTGTTGTTGACCCCGGAAGCCCTGACCAGTCAGGGCAGATTGCAGGAACAATCATGTCGGCAATTATGATGGCGGCAGCAATGGCTCCGTCTGATATTCGCCTTAAAAAGAACATAACCAAGATAGGTAAATATAAAGGTCTGGATGTAATAGAATTTGAATACATCTGGGGCGGGGGAAAGCGAACCGGCCTGATAGCGCAACAGGTTAAGAAAGTTATGCCGGATGCGGTTGGAAGATTACCTAATGGCTATTTATATATTAATTACGCAATGGTATAGGAGGATATTATGCCGCAACCAATAATATTACCAAGACAACCAACATTTATGGACCAGTTTGCGCCGTATTTAAACAACATCATGCAATCTATAATACTGGGTGTACAGAACAGGCGTGAAGATGAGGCTACCTTGAGAGGATACATGGGTAAAGGATATACTCAGATACAGCCACGTTCAGAATATCAAAGGCAGACGGCCGGTCCTCAAAACGAAGCTGAAAGGCAGGCTTTCGTAAGAGGACCCAGCGCTCAGGAGTGGGGTTTAAAACCGCCCGATGTTTCAGTTGGTAGCGGTGGGCTGTTTGGTATGCCAAGAACGGGGTTGAGGAAGCCCGAAGAAACTACTTATGATTATTTTATTGAAAAGAAAAAGGGTAGGGAATTTCTTGTTATGCGAGATAGTAATAAGCATCTACAAGGGAAACCGACACCGTTGTCAACCGATAAATCGTCCGAAGATTTGAAAAAAGGAAAGCCTTTTAATGCCGTAGTTAATGGTAAAACCAAGAGAGTTGTTCCTTGGTATTCAACTGAAGGGAAATTGCACCATATAACGGAATTAGGTACTCCATATATAAAAAGCGGTTCGG